TCTCAATCCCATTACTAATTCATCGCTTCGCAAATTCATATGTCGTCTTAGACACATGAGTTTTTGAAGGTGAGACCTCTAAACCTAATCTTATCATTTGACCTCTATAAATACTGGCAACTTTGTTGTCTTTAATAACAACATCATCCCCAAGTATAATATATTGATTAAAACTCATAATTTTATGTGCTTTGTAGGCACATCAAGCTATAAGTAAATGATGAGTTAGTGTAAAAGCAGCTCAAGAGCTATAAGCACCCATAGGTTGACCAACTGCATATCGCAAGTTAGTTTTTCCATCTGGATGTATATAGTCTATATTACTTAGTAATGTTGACCAACTTTCAGAGAAATTACTATCTTGATAGATTTCAGTCAGTAATCTCCTCTGTAAGTCGATTGGAAATCGATCTGTCGCAGATGACAAATCTAAAGAATAGAAATATTCATTAGAATTTGCTCAATTGTGTTTTGGATCTTGAGTAAAAGTTCTATCACATGGTAGTCTCCTTAATAATTTAAGAAGATCATCATGTATAGGTTTTAAGGCTAATTGTGAATGGTAATCTACCATTGCAATAACACGTCTTTTACATTCTGGATCCTTAACAATTGATAATTTACCATTAGGTCATCTATCCTTTCCATAGGATAGTTCCATATTCTTAATAAAAGGAGTATGGAAAAGGTCTTTAAAACCTTCTTTCATAATGTTCATTATCGATATAATCAATTCCTGTTTATAGAAGAGGTGTGATCACTGGGAAGCCCATGTGGACTTTCCGGATGGCCCCCCTCTCATAGACAAGTAATGATTATTAAGAGAGTAAACTGGTTTTTCTAAAACAAAGTTATTATCGATAACTCACTTCTTGATAAATCAAGTAGGAATTGTTCCTCTTGATTTTCCTGAAAAGCTATCAGTAATAGAATTTGTTTTAAACATGATCGCTTTGTCTTCTATTTTAGTAGGTTTTAAACCTCTAGTTAGTAATAAAAGTGTCATGACAACTCTCATATCAGTCCTTGATCCCTTACATAAGGGTTTCAAGAACAATAGACGAGTTGGAAAACCTTCTTTGTCAAGACTAATTAATTTATTATTAAGTAGCAATGGATTTCCACAAATGTATCTAGTTATATGGAGTCTGGAAAACTTCATATAGTTAATCATGAATTGGAAACCATTGTTCTTTCATAATAAATTAATAAGCCTAATATAACTAATTATAATATTCGAATAGGATCCAAACATTACAGTTATTAATTTATTTAATAAAAGTATATGTTGTTTTCTCATTTTAGTATTAATAGTTGGTTACCTGGTGGTTAACCAGGATTTGGCTAGATCCTTTTCTTAGGCGATCACCGTCCCCGGTTAATAAAAGTAATAAATAAATTACTTTTAAACCTCATATGTAAATAGTCCAACAGAGTTGGGTTTACACGACACAAAGGTGCTCTTAATGAATATAGCTGAAAAGCTATATTCTTTAAGCCAAAAATT